AGCAGAAAAGGAAGAAATGCCTATTTTTTTAGCTAAAAATGTGACGGCGAAAGGGTTGAATTTGCATGTTGGAGATATTGTTCGGATATACAAAGGAAATCCAGAGAAAAAAATAGATGGCAAATCATTAATGATGGTACCAATACAGATTTTGCAATTGTATTCGCATCATGCTTTGTGCCGTTTTGGATTGCATAAGGAGGCATTTACTTATGCGGAGATTGCCGCCAGCATGGCGATAGAGGAGGAAGCTCATGAGAGAACGCCCAATATTATTTAATACAGAAATGGTAATGGCTCTTTTGGAAGGAAGAAAGACTTGTACACGAAGAGTATTAAAACAGCCATTTGAGGTACACCCAAATGGTTATATCACAAAACCTCGGGGGAATGAAAGGCTCTGCCCTTATATTCCACCATACCAACCGGGAGACATTCTGTATGTTCGTGAGACATGGTGCAAGGGTTCTTATGGGGATGAAAAAGAAAAATATTATTACAAGGCTGATGATAATAATTTCTTTTGTACATGGCATCCGTCCATCCACATGCCGAAAGAAGCTGCTCGGATTTGGCTAAAGGTTACGAATGTACGAGTGGAGAGATTACAGGAAATTACAGGTGATGGATGCATTGCAGAAGGTGTATATCCATCACCTTGTAGAAAATGCAATGCTACGTTTGGGTGTGATACATGTCCGGATGAAGGATATCACGAAACAGACGGCTTTTCAGAACTCTGGAATTCAACCATCAAGAAATCAGACCTTGATGTATACGGATGGCTCGCAAATCCTTATGTATGGGTTGTTGAATTTGAACGGTGCGAGAAGCCACCTGAATGTATTTTAAAAGGTTATGATAAAGCGCCGGATGATGGTTTGGAGTGTTTAGGTTATATGTATGATGATAATAGAGATGAATTGATTCCTATGTGTAAAAAATGTTCGTATCAGGCAAGTTATGAAAATGAGGAAGAAAAGTGAAAAGCCGGGAAAGGAGTAATTATGAGTAAGCATAAGACAATATCAAAAAAACAAAGATTTGCAGTGTATGAAAAGTGTAACCACCGATGCGCTTATTGCGGTTGTGAGTTAGAGTATAAGGATATGCAAGTAGACCATGTAGAATCACTACATAGATATGAGACAGCGTACGCAATTGGGGAAGCGGAATTTCTCGATGAAATAGAAAACCTTATGCCGTCTTGCAGGCAATGTAACTTTTATAAGTCAACATTTAGTTTGGAAGATTTCAGACAACGGCTACAAGTTTCCATGATGAACAACCTTAGAAAGAACTTTGGTTATAAGCTTGCTTTGAAGTATGGGTTAGTAGAGGAAAAAATGAAACCAATTAGATTTTATTTTGAAGAAATGAGAGGTGATAACAATGACTAACGCAGACCGAATCAGGGCAATGACGGATGAAGAGTTGGCAGTGTCTATTATGTGTCCAGCAGAGTATGATTTAGATTTTAACAAAGAGCGCAGATGCAATGGCGAGATGAACAGAAATTGCTGTAAATGCACATTAAATTGGCTCCAATCAGAAGCGAAATAGGAGGTTAGTTAAAAATGTTGCGCTATGAGGCAGGTGGCGATGAGGACGACTATGTGAAGAAATGTATGCTTTGTATTCATTCATATGTGCGCATGAATGAAGCGGATACTTTGTGTTGCAGTTGTAAAACAGGATGTAATTTCAAGCCGATAACTGACACTAAAAATCAGAAATAACTAAACACGGCACTGATTTGTATGGAAATGCATTGGTTCGAATCCAATAGTGCCATTTCGCCCATTATGGGCGAACTCAAGACAAGTGACCTTTCCGGTGATTAGGTGGTTAATAATAATGAATTTGCCGGAGTAGTGGACAAGCTGACACGTACCAAGCCCCACTACTAAGGAATGTCAACTCATAGGTGAGTAGCCGATTTTTTCGGATAGTTAGGGGTTCGATTCCCCTGCATTCCATTGGCAATGAATGCTAAATTAATTGATTGAAAGGAGGTGCTTGCAATGAAAAAATCGAGCATGGATTTATCCAAAATCGCAAATGGCGCATTGCAGGAAAAGTTTTCTGAAGCCTTTGCAAAGGTGTTGGAAAACTTAACGGACCCAAACACTCCGTTTAAGGACAAGCGTAATATTCAGTGCCAGCTGACATTTACGCAGAACGAGACCCGTGACGATGTCAAATGTACAATATCGGTTAAGACGAAACTGGCTCCTGTGCAGCCAGTAGTCACATCATTTGGAGTGTTTAAGGACTTAGAAGATGGCACGGTATCGGCCGAGGAATATGGCTCACAGCTTCGAGGGCAAACGAAGTTGCCAAATCATCCGGAAAAGAAAGTTGTGTCATTAAATTGATTTAGGAGGATAGGAAAATGGAAGGAATTAAAGAAGCAATTGAGTATGTAGTTGGTTTATCGCAGCCAAATTATGCAGAGCATGAAGGCGAAAAATGGGCGGACAAGCCAATGTATCGCATTCATCATGAACTACCAAAGGCGAACGCGTTGCAAATGTGCACGCTGGACAGTTTAGTTGGATACATTAAATCAAATACGGACAAGATGGACAAACATATGTTGATTCATGTACAAAGTCCAACAAAAGTCGTTTTGATGTCCGAATTGGATGTAGACAGATGCCGCGAAAAACTGGTGGAAGTCAATGCAATGTTGCCACAGTTTACATTCGACACATATTATCCGGCCGAATCTTTTGTCATAAATGTTATGTCAAAATTCATGGATAATGATGATAAAGAGCAGATTTTGAAATATGCCGGGACAATTGAGACTGGAACCATCGCTAAGTATGGTGATGACGGAGTGAGTCAGAAAGCCACAATTCAGCAAACATGCACAAGCAAGGCAGAGGCAATCATTCCAAATCCGGTTCGTCTTGTACCGTATAGGACGTTTTTGGAGGTCGAACAGCCTAGTTCTGACTTTATATTTAGAGCACGCGACGATGCGAGAGAGCCTCAGTTTGCTCTGTTTGAAGCGGACGGCGGAGCTTGGAAATTGGAAGCCATGAATTCGGTTGCAGCATACCTGAAAGATGCAATCCAAGAGTTACATATTGAGCAGAATATCACATTTACCGTAATTTCGTAAACATAAAGGAGACAGCTATGAATTGCAGCACTGGGAACAAAATGTCTGATGCTGTAGCCGAGCTGAACATCACCGGTAATGTAATACCGTCTGTATGGTTTAAAACAATAGTAAACGACAAGGGCAGACCATATATGCTTGCCATAATGATACTGTCCGAAGTCGTTTATTGGTATCGTCCGGTTGAATGCCGAGACGAAAAGACTGGTGAATTTCTTGGCTACAAGACTAAATTTAGGCAAGATGTCTTACAAAAAAGTTATAAAGATCTTGCTGAATACTACCAGGTAACAAAGCGTCAAGTGACGGACGCTATTGTTGTGCTGGAAAAATTAGGCGTTGTTAAGCGCGAATTTCGTACCGTTTTTCAAAATGGTGTACGTTGCAACAATGTTCTTTTTATTCACTTAAATGTGGGTAAATTGAGAGAATTGACCTATCCACATTCTGATGATAACGAGGATAAAAGCAAAAAAAGTAAAGGCAGCAGTCCGCAAGCGGCAGTTGTTGATGAGGTTAATGAGGATGTAGAACGTGAAAATTTGGAAAAGAATGTTGATAGTGTTGATAACTGTACCACCCTATCACGAAAAAATGTGATAGGCTCTCACGAAATTTCGGGACACCCTCTCCCGGAAAAACGTGAGACAAATACAGAGACTACTAACAGAAGATTATTATTTCAAAATCCTATCTCATCTAATCATTTGGCAAGAGATAAGTGTATAGATTTATTTGCTGATCAGATAAGCTATGATTTGATAAGATGTGATTTTGAAAAAAATGAATCGGCACTGGCTGTGTTAGACCAATGCGTTGAGATTGCAGTGACTACTTTGATGACTAGCAAGCAGACTGTGCTAATAAGCGGTGATATGATTCCTGCAGGCATTGTCAAATCTAGACTGCTAATGCTGGATTTGATGCATATGAAGTATGTGGTGCTGTCTTTTTTGGCAAACAAAAAAACAGTAAAGAAAATACAAAGTTATTTACTAACGTGTATGTTTAATTCGATTACATCGCTTGACGTGACGGTAGCAAATGACCTTGCACGGAATGGTTATTTTGATGAAAGGGGGAATCCCGTTTGAAAAATCCGATTAAAGAATATAAGCGCTTAAAACGTATTGTTGATTATTACGAAGACAACATGCTTGCAATGCAACGTTGTAGAAGATATGCCGAATTTGGTCTGTTGCTATTAAGCAATGTACAGCCGGGAGATAGGATTTATCTCATAGGCGCACAACTGTTAATTTTTCAGAAACCACTTTGTTGCAGAGTTGAAAAAGTGGAGTTCATCGGCAATAATGACGCAAAAATACATGTCAAAGATATCCTGACTGGAAACAGGTACATGGTAAGAAACCGTCACCATAACATACTGTTTTTTGCAAACAAGCAGCAGGCACAAAAGGAACTGAAGAGGAGGCAGAGGCAATGAGAGAAAAATATTTCGTTCTTTTGGAAGGCTCTGACCGTGCGATACTTCGTACCTCCGTGTCAGCGGCAGTACAGAAAAAGAAAGTTTTAGAAAAGTACAATCCGGGAAAAAAGGCGCACATTTTTGTGGCGAAGAAAAAGGTTGTATAAAAAAAGAACCAGGTAAGCGATGCGCACAAACCCAGTTCTTCCCTCATCAAAATATATAGTAACACATCAAACTATTTTTAGCAAGAGGAGCTGGGGCAATGGCAACAAGAAAAGCAAGAGCAATGGAAACATCAAAAGGTGCTTATTTTCGAATGATAGATTTGAAAATTAAGGACGCGGAAATTACTCGCGATGAAATTCGGCGTGAGTTAAGGCAGTACATCAACGGGTTGAAGTCAAATGGAAGTGGCGAACTGAGAGGCATTGACTATTCAAAAGATAAAGTTTTGAGTAGCTCAAAAAATGTTGATTTTTGCACTGCGGTTCAAAAGATTGATGGCTTGCAGCTTAATCTAAATCGTGTACTGGATGAAATTGAAGATTTAAGAGAAAAGCGAAAAAGACTTATAAATATTTATAAGAATGATGAGGATGTAGAAGCGCAGGTGTTTTATTTCCGTGAAATACTTAAGTATTCGCAGGAACTGACGGCGACGCAGATTGGATACTCGGTGAGGCAGGTGCAAAGGATTGAGAAAAGAATTCGAGAAGAAAATAAATTGTAGGAGTAGAAGAAAACAGGCTCCTCTTTTTTGAAGATAAACCGGCACGAAAGGCGATAAGACGGACGCTGCCAGGAACTCACTTCTTTAACCCCATTATTTTGATCACAATTGTAATCGCAAACAAGATTAAGTATATGATTTCGTATGGACTCATGCGACCACCTCCCAATTTATCAGAGGAGCCAATAAAACAATAACATATTTGGAAAATAAAAGCAACTTTGAAATTCCGAATTAGAAAGTAGGTGCAGTATATGATAAAAGTTTTTTGTGATATGTGTGGTAAGAATATTGATTACAGTTCAGATGGCGTGAATGTGGATTTTAACCATTATGGAAGCGTAAAAATGAATGGTGGAGAGAAGGAATATCAGTTATGCAATGGATGTGCAGACAAGATTGATTTATATATTAAGAATTTTAATAGTGGAGACAAATTGTACACATATAATTGAATAGTGATGGCTGAAGTGGTATAATTTTTTTGAAAGGACAAAAGGATATGGATGAATTAATGAAATTTCTAACATCGAAAATAGGTTATACACTAACTTTTATTTTTGGATGTTTGCTTCCTGGAAACATCATGATTTTCGTGTTGGACAGACAATTGTATTTACAAACTGATATAATAAAATTGTTTCTTCTATCGTGTGGAATTCCAGTTATGATTTTTATACCAAACTTTATTTTGGTGGGGATTGGAGCAATGATACAAGATAAAATCCATGAGCGTAAAGATAAAGAATTTGAAGATAAAGAGCTTATTATTATAATGCCAATAGCGTTTACTATTATTGAAATTTATATTCTGATTATATGTAAAATACTAATTAGCCAATTTCAAATAAAATCAGTTATATCTTTTTCTTGTGACTTACTTTTGATTATTTTTGGTTTATTAGGAGTATTGGATATTATAGTCTGGTTTATTAATTGGATTCATAAGAAATCAGTAAAATGGAAAACTAATAGGAAAGTGAGAACGGATAAAAAACAGATGTTCGATAGAAATTATAAATAGGACTAATATGAATTCTAGATAATAATATAAAATAGGATAGTATATAATATTATATAGTGAGTTGCTGTAAATATGTGCATACAGAATTGAGAATTTAGAAGGTGTGTTGGAATCTGGCACACCTTCTAAAAAAATACGCACAAAATACGTATAAAGCGCTTGACAAATGCGCACATAATGCGTATAATAAAAGTAACTTAAGAAAGGAGGATGTACATGAAACGACGTATTCTTATTAAGAAGTTGGAGAGTGCGGGATTCGTTTTCAAAGAACATGGTTCAAACCATGACACATATAAACGTGGAACGGATACAGAACAGGTTCCGAGACACAATGAGATAAACGAAATCACTGCTAAAGTAATATTAAAAAAATGGGGCTTGAAATAAAGCCCCAGATACCTATGGCAGTAGATTAAAATATAAAATGAAAGGAGTGTTCCAAATGAATCCAAAGGTGGCATATGTAACTTTAATTACACAACATGAGGGTGATTTTTTAGTATATGTACCGGATTTTGATATCTACACAGAAGGTGCAGATATTGTGGATGCAATGGAAATGGCACGAGATGCTATCGGTTTAAAAGGAATTGATTATGAGGATGATGGCAAAGAATTACCAAAAGCGTCAAATTATAAGGAGGCTATAAAAAAGGCAGAAAATTTGAAAGATATTTTTGACTATACAAAAGGAGTTATTACTTTAGTAGATGTTGACTTGGCGGAGTATAGAAGAAAAATGATGAATCGTGCCGTAAAGAAAAATTGTACTATTCCATATTGGTTATGTGCTAAAGCGGAAGCGGCAGGTGTTAATTTTTCACAATTATTACAAGAGGCATTGAAAAGTAAATTACGGTGTTAATTAAAAAATAATTTTGCATAAAAGTGGAGGAATAAACGATATTATGTTAATTCCTCCATTTTCATTTAGAAAATAATAAAGATGTTTTGAGTTTATAGTGTCAGATTCTGACACAAAATATATAAAAAGTTGAAAATAATGCTTGACATATGGTACACCCTATGATATACTATAATTGTAGGGAGGGGAAATAAGAAAGAAAGGAGGAGACCTAATGAGTAAGAGGTCAAAAAAACACTTACTTAAAAAATTGAAAATCGTTGCTTTGGTGGTAACCATTCTCCAAGGTATTACATCAATTGTAGCAACGATAATATCGGTTTTTAAGTAAGTGCTTAGGGTGGGGGAGGCAAATGCCTCTTCCCATTAATAAGTATATACTCATTAGGGCAAAAAGTCCATGTATAAAATAATTATTTTGTCACAGATGGTTTCGTTATTTACAATGGTATGTTTGATGATTTCCTTGAAGGAAATGCTTCTAATAGCTCCGATTGTATTGACGATTGTATCAATAATATTAAATATTATTGTTTGCAAAGTGAAAGGTGGTGAAAAGCGTGGCAAATGCACAGACTAAAGCCAGTAAGAAGTACCAGGATAAAGTTGGACTTGTTGCAAAAACGTATAAACTAAAAAAGACTTTAGTTGACGAATTTGCGGAAAAGTGCAAGGAGAATGGTATAGCCACATCCAAACAGATTTCTATTATGATGCAGGAATATATTGATGACAACTAAATTTTTTGGATGATTTTGTGAAAAGCGGAAGAACTAACGGAATACCGTTAATCTCTCCGCTTTTTGCATTTAGAAAAAAAGTTAAAGATGTCGTGGAAATGTCGTGTTAAGGTGTGGTATTATGATATTGTGGATAAAAAAGAAAGCCACCGACAGAAAAAGAGGTCAAGCAATTGGTCTCTTTTTTTTCGTGCCTAAAAGTTTTTTATAAGTGAAAGAAGGTGAGAATGATGAACAAAGTGCAACCCATTCGCGATAAACAGTTAGTAAAAGATATTTATCAATATCTCTTAGAACAGAATTCTAGAGATGCAGTGATTTACGCTGTGGGAATTTATACAGGGCTAAGGATATCAGACATTCTTAACCTGAGGGTGCGCGATGTTCGAGCAAAAGAAAATATTACTTTGTATGAAAGAAAAACGGGCAAGGAGAAATTCATTCCGATAAATCGCTTTCTCAAAAAAGTATTGAACCAGTTTATTGAGGGGCGGAGAGATTACGAGTACTTGTTTTTGTCTCCAAAGCCACCAAACAATCCACTAACGCGGCAGCAAGTTTATAACATCTTGTCAAAGGCAGCAGAGCATTTTGGTATTGAAGAAAGGATTGGAACTCATACCCTACGTAAAACCTTTGGATATCATTATTATCTAAAGACGCACGATGTGGGAACGCTTATGAAATTGTTCAATCATTCATCGGAAACAGTGACTCTTTGTTATATTGGCATAACAGATGATACGCTAGCAAGTGTATATAAAGATGTTGACCTTTTGGGTTAGGTCTTTATTTTTTTTGACTTTCAATTAAAAAAACGGAAACATTAGATGTCTAATCCTTATGAATTGACATATTGAGACGTTGTAAAATATGGTGTTCGTTTTTTTAAGAAACAACATAAGGAAGAAAGTATTCATCAAATTATTTGACAGAATTGTAAGATATGTCAAATAAAATGTAAAGCAAAGAGAAAGAACTGGTTCACACTCGTCACGCCAAAAGCCGTGTAGGTACTGTGCGCGCCAAAGGCGCATTGCGGGTCAGATGAGCCCAAAAGAAGGCCAGTTTTTTTTACAAAAAAATTGAGATTGCCATTTCCGTTTGGAGGTGAGTTGGATGGCGTCGGATGAAAAAAAGATAAAGAGCGTTGATGATATTACCGTATCCGCCAAAGTTATTGGTGAATTTATTGGCGTTGGTGACCGTATGGTCCGCCATCTGGCTGACGAAGGAATCATCAAAAGGAACAGTCATGGAAAATATCTTTTGTTAGAATCGGTCAAAAATTATATCTTGACACTTAAGGTATCAAAAGCAGGTGAATCCATTAAAACCGATTTTGATAAGGACAACTTGGACTTAAATCACGAAAAGGCGGTCAATGAGCATTGGAAGTCAATGATTACAGAGATTAAGCTTCAGCTCATCAAAGGACATGTACATAAGTCAGAAGATGTTGAGCGAGTTATGACAGATATGTTTTTAAACTTTAAAAATAAGATGTTAGCTTTGCCGCATAAGCTGGCTCTTAAACTGGAGCATCGCGAGCGTCAGGAAATTCAGGAGACGCTTCGTGATGAAATAACGGATGCACTATCTGAATTAGCGGATTACACACCGGAAGCATTTTATTCGGATGAACATATTGATGTAGAAGATGATGTGATTCTGCATTTGGGGGACGAGCAAAATGAGTAAATCAAAAGCAAAAGCCCCAGTGAGTTATCACACACTCAAATTTATGGCGGATTTGAGTGAAAAATTAAGACCTAGACCACCGATGACAGTGACTGAGTGGGCGGAAAAAAATATGATTTTGCCTGCCGGTTCCAATGAGCCGGGACACTATTCGTCAAAGAATATGCCTTTTCAGCGAGCCATTATGGACGCTATTACGGACCCCTATGTTCAAGATGTATCGGTGATGTCATCAGCCCAAATTGGTAAGACTACGATGTTGCTTTGCGGTATCGGGTATTACATAGATTACGAACCGGCTACACAATTGCTGGTTCTTCCGACATTATCGTTGTCGGAGAAGTTTTCTAAAACGAGACTTGCGACAATGATACAGGATGTTCCCGTACTGTCGGAAAAAATTGCTCCGGCAAAGTCAAAAGACAGTGATAATACGATATTATTCAAACAATATGCTGGAGGTCACATTGTTTTAGCAGGAGCGAATTCAGCAGCTTCTCTTTCATCCATGCCTTTGCGAATCATATGGATGGACGAGGTCGATCGTTTTCCTGAATCTGCCGGAACAGAGGGAAATCCAATCAAACTAGCAGAAAAACGTTCTACGACGTTTTGGAATCGAAAACACATCAAGACTTCAACGCCGACAGTACACGGATTGAGTAAAATTGAATCAGCGTACAATGCAGGAACAATGGAAGAATGGTGTGTTCAATGCCCGTGTTGCGGAACGTGGCAGCCGTTTGAATTTAAGCGCGTTGTGTTCAAAAACGTTGCGATGGCATGTATCGATTGCGGTGAAGAAATCGAGGAGCGCTACTGGCGAGAAAGTCCACAAAAGTGGATAGCCGCACATCCGGAAAGAAAAAGCAATCGTAGTTTTCACATCAACGAACTGGCTAGTCCGTTTGTGACTTGGCGTGAAATTATTGATGAGTTTAAGGCTGCAATGGAAAAGTTAAATACATTTCATGATGTTGAAGATTTGAAAACATTTGTCAATACGACACTTGGAGAAGTTTGGGATGAGACCAAACAGACGGATGATAACTCGCAGGTGGATTATGAAACGATCGAAAAGCGGGCGGAATACTATGATGCTGATTTGCCGGATGGTGTACTTATGCTAACGGCAGCAGTGGATGTCCAGAATGACCGTTTCGAGGTTGAGATTCGCGGATGGGCGCGCGAATACGAGACATGGGGGATTTACAAAACAGAGATTTATGGAAATCTTGAAAAAAATGATGTTTGGGAAGAATTAGAAGATTACATTAGTCAAACACTGCATTTTGCAAACGGTAATTCTCTGGGGATTGCTGCAACGGCAATTGATACCGGTGGCAATCATACAAATATGGTTTACAAATGGGTGAAAAGAATGACCCAAAAGGGTAAATCTGTTTATGGCATCAAAGGATATGCACAAAAAGCGGGGATTCCGCTTGTATATAAAGTAAGTGATGTGGATATCAAAGAAGAAACATCATCCGGCAAAAAAGTTGTAGTTGACCATACAAAGTTATATACGCTTGGTGTTGATGCCGGAAAAGAGGATATCCAGAACAGGCTTGTAATTAGTGAGCCGGGAGAAGGCTATTGCCACTTTCCATCTAATGGTGGACGAGGTTACACAACAACATATTATAAAGGCTTGTTTTCAGAGAGAAAAATCACCAAAAAGGTCAGAGGCGCAATCAAAGAAGTTTGGGTTAAGAAAAGTGGTATTCGAAATGAGCCACTTGACCTTTTTAACTATGGATACGCTGCCTGCATGATAAAACGACCGGCATGGAATGTGCTGGAAGAGAAAATTGAACGAGGCATCGATTATATGCAAAAGAGGAAAAAGAAGACGGGTACCACAAGGAGAAGTCAGAAAGGAGTTGAATGGTGATGAGCAATGCTAATACTGTTTTGGAAATTAAGAAAAACCGATTGAAACTTTATTACGAAGCGGAAGAAAAAGTTTTGAATAGTCAATCGTATACCCTTGGAAGTAAGACGCTTACAAGGGCAGATTTGACATCAATTCAGAATATGATAAAAAAATTGGAAGGCGAGATTGCATCGCTCGAACGGTACGGAACAATGAAAAGAAGGTCAGTCCGTATTGTGCCAGTTGATTAGGAGGCAGCATGAACGTAATTGACAAGATGGTTGAAGCTGTGTCGCCAGAGATGGCGGTAAAAAGACAAAGAGCAAGGGGAGTCCTTGCAATTCGTAATGCACAGCTGGATAATCTGGACAAATTTATGAACTCCGGCTACTCAAATGGCGGAGCGTCTCGGGGAAAGCGATTTGCGAAAAAATGGAAATTCACCAGTGGCTCTCCTAAACGGGACATTGAGGAAAATCGAAAGATCCTTCGCGAGAGGTCGCGCGACCTAGCAATGAATACTCCATTAGGAGCGGCAGCAATCAACTCCACCAGGACGAATACGATTGGATGTGGTTTGATTCCAAAACCCAAGATTGATTATGAATTTTTGGGGTTATCAAGAGAGGAAGCCAGGACACTCGAAAAGGAGATTCGGCAGGAATTTAGGATTTGGGCGGAATCGACTTTATGTGATACTGCCGACCAAAATGATTTTTACGAATTACAACAGATTGCTTTTTCGGATTGGTTGAGAAACGGCGAAGAATTTGCGCTGATTTCATATGATGATGAACAGGAATATCAGCCGTATCAGTTGCGAGTTCGGTTGATTGAAGCCGACAGAGTGAGCACGCCGGGAAGTCTGAATGGCGATTATTTTACCGATAAAAAGTTGAAAAATGGAAATCGAATTGTTAATGGTGTGGAGATAACGGACAGTGGAAAGGTGGTAGCATACCACATTTGCAGTCGCTTTCCAAATGACTATGATGCAACACAGACAAAGTGGGTACGTGTTGTTAAACGAGGTGAAAAAACAGGCAATCTGAATATATTGCATGTTTTTAACGCAGAGCGTGCTGGACAGTATCGAGGCGTTCCGTTTTTAGCACCGGTAATTGAATCCATTAAGCAGATTTCAAGATACACAGACGCAGAAATAATGGCAGCAGTCATTAACAGTATGTTTACCGTTTTTATCACCACCGAGCAGGGAGATGAGATATCCGAGTTTGGTGGCGAAGAGGATGAGATTGATGAGGAATTGGAAGATGAAGAGGTGACGCTTGGAAGTGGCACTGTTAATTTCTTGAAAAATGGTGAGGATGTTCGGACGGTGGCTGCTACTCATCCGACCGGAAATTTTGACCAGTTTTTGGCAGCAATGGCAAAACTTGTTGGTGCAGCATTGGAAATTGCACCGGAAATTCTGCTGAAAAGTTTTAACAAAAGTTTTTCTGCTTCGAAAGGAGCAATGAATGAAAGTTGGAAAGCGATTAAAATGCGCCGTGGATGGTTCATAAATGACTTTTGTCAGGTGATATACGAGTTATGGCTTGCCGAGGCTGTGAGCAAAGGAAGAATCCATGCTCCCGGCTTTTTTAATAACATTGCTATACGAAAAGCCTACTCCAATTGTACTTGGGTAGGTCCGACACAAGGACAGTTAGAGCCTGGCAAAGAGGTGGCTGCAGCTGTACAGCGTGTCAATGCAGGATTTTCGACACGAGAGGATGAATGTGCGGCGTTGAATGGCAGCGACTTTGACGATATTGTTCGCACGTTGGAAGTTGAAAATGGATTAATGCGGAAAGCAAATAAAGTATTAGAGGAGGATTAAACAATGGCAGTTGAAATTAATGTGAAAGGTCCAATTATTTCGAATTCGCAAAAATGGTTATATGATTGGATGAAGATGGAGGCTTGTGCTCCAAAGGACATCACGGATAAGCTGAATGAGGCGAACGGCGAAGATATTGTGTTGAATATCAACTCGAATGGTGGTGCTGCCGTTGCCGGATTTGAAATCTACACTTTGTTAAAGAGTTACGAGGGTAAGGTTACAGCAAGAATTGTTGGAGCGGCTATGTCGGCGGCATCGATTATTGCCTGTGCGGCTGACGAATGCCTAATCAGTGATGCAGCGATTTTTATGATACATAATACTCGGTGTTACGCGGAGGGGGATTATCGTGATATGGAGCAGGAAGCAGATGCCTTGAAGCAGTATAATGAGGCAATTATAAATGTTTATGAAAAACGCACAGGTAAAACAAGGGAAGAATTGCAGGAATTGATGGACAATAATACTTACATGTCCCCTAAGAGAGCAATTGAACTTGGGTTTGTCGACGACTACATGTTTAAGGAGTCCGAACCAAATAATCAAAGCGGACTTTTTGTTGTGAATTCGGAAGCTCCAGTGATTAGTGAAGCAGTGGCTCAAAAATTGCAACGAGCAGTTCTGCTTATGGAGGATAAGGGAAAATCCACTGAATCCCAAAAGGGGGACGGTGATTTATCAATAACAAATAAAAACGGAAAGGAAGGTAACACGAAAATGACTTTAGTGGAATTTTTGAAAGAAAATCCAACGGAACAGGCAGCAGTTGACCGGATGGTAAACGAAGCGAAAGAGTCTGGGTTTGAGGAAGGTGCTAAAAATGAGCGTACACGTCTTCAGGAGTTGGATGCAATCTCGAAAACTGTGACGAGTGAGGCGCTTACGGAGGCAAAATATGGCGAAAAGCGTACGGACGCTAAAACCTTGGCGTATGAGTGTCTTATGGACGATTCAAAACGTGCAGAGGCTTACATGAAGAACGCTACACAGGATGCTGATAATTCGGGAGCAGCTAGTGTGCCGGCACAGGCTGAGGACGAAGATGTGACCGATGCAGAAAAGCAGGCAGAACGCCTTGCAAGTGTCGCCAATAAACGAGGAGGGATGAAATCATGAGTAAACGGTTAAACACAGTGGACGATATGAAGATGGATAATCTTATTTACGACCACTTTAAAATTATTGATGCGAAAGTCGTTCCGGTGACGGTACCTGATGGAGCGGGGACACTGAGACGTGGTCAGTTGCTGGATTTTGATGCCGAAAAGAAGACGTTTGCAGTGCATGCAAGCGGAGGAACAGCCAATTGTATTGTATGCAATGATACGGAGTATACTGAAGAGGACAGTAGTATTCCTACTTCGGCATATATTTCCGGTGACTTTAGAAAGTCTGAAGTTATATCTTCGGTTGAATTGGATGTTGTCGATGACGAAAATCTTCGTTCGGCAGGAATTATTTTGAAATAAAGGAGGATAAAAAATTGGTTAGAGAAACAACAACACTCATTGAGAGTGTAAAAAAGATGTATCCGGTGTTGATGTTTTTGAAAAACAGATATTTCCCGGATGGAAGATGCTTTTATTCGGAGAAAGCACTGGTTGAAATGAAAAAAGGCGGACAGAAGATTGCACCTTTTGTAATCCCTGTTGTTGGTGGAATTGCGATGGAGAAAGAAGGATATCGAACAGAATACCTTGATGGACCATTTATTGCACCGAGAATGCCAATCACGGCGGATGATTTGGAGAAAAAAGCATTTGGTGAGTCTCCCGAATCTGGACGTTCTCCGGAAGAAAGAGAAGATGAACTGGAAGCTGAGAATATCGATGAACTTCGTAAATCTATTTACCGCCGTCACGAGAAAATGTGTGCAGAAATCATTACCACCGGCAAGGTGCTGATGAAACATTATGCGTCAGCAGATGACGCTGCGAAAGACAAGGATGCAGTTGAGAAATATTTTCAGTTTTACAACACAGAAGAGGGTTTCAAAAATCAGTATAAGCTGACAAAGAAATTTGCTGATATGACGGCAAATGAAAAAATGCTAGAACTTTATAAAATGGCTAATGTACTGATTGACCGTGGCATCCATGCGACCGACTTGGTCATGACTTCGGACGTAAGCATGGCGTTGATGTCAGATGAGAAATTCTTGGATTTCTTCAACAAGGCGCGGGTTGAGACTGGTATCATCGACCAGAAAATGCTTCCAGACGGCGTTGCTTGCAATGGAACAATCAACATCAATGGTCTTGTGCTTACTATGTTTACATATGCAGAAAAATATGTAGATTTAGATGGCAAAGAAAAGACACTTCTTCCAGCCGGTACGCTTGCGATGTTGACACCGGGAATGGGAGCTACAGCTTATGCGCAGGTCACATTTGTTAAAAAAGGTGATGGCTTTAAGTCCTATGCGGAACCAATTGTAATCAGAGTTCTCGATGACGAAAACAACAATATGGTAGATGTTCAGGCGTTCTCCCGTCCGATTCCTTATCCGAAAGACTGGGATGGATGGCTTGTGGCACAGGAGCCGGAGGTTAGCAGCGTGTCAGAATCTGACACAACAGTTGACGAAAAGAAGACCGTGAGTTACAAAACGACGGAAGAAATTAACGCCATGACGACAAAGGCATCCGTGATTGAGTATGCCGAGAGCATCGGTCTGACAGGTCTTAGTGACAGCTCGAAACTTGATGAGTTAAAAACAGCAGTGATTAACTATCAGGAAGAGAAGCAGTCAACAGGTGAGTGACATGTCTTTTAAAGATGACTTGAAGGACGATGTCCAAAAAGTTTTTTGCAATTCGGATGAATTTTTCGAAGAGCACGAGGTTGACGGTAAGACGATGATGATTAGCATTGATGAGGACGAGTTGATGCGGCGAAATCGTGCAAAAGGAACCCATGAACAGGGTGTGCATGATAAACAGGTGCTATTTTATGTCGCCGGAGATGTATTTGGTGCATTTCCGGCAGTCGGCCGTGTGCTTCGGCTTGATAAGAAGAACTATCTTGTTGCCGAAGCTAAACGTCAAGCTGGAATATATGAAATATTGGCGGTGAGAACAAATGCTTAACATTGAATTTGAACCTGAAAAAGCTGCGCTGGAAAGAATAACAAAGGCGATTGGTGGTGTGGCGTACAAAGCACCTACTATCCTGAAAGATGCCTCAAATGCAACAGGAAAGTATGCCATGAGTCGGATTTTTCGTGAAATTGAAAAAAGATACGATTATGATGATCAAGCAATTCGTATCAAAAAAGCAATTAAGCGAAAATCGGCTACATATGCAAATCCAAGGACTATTATTCAGGCGAGTTCGACGATGAATAAGTTGCTAAACTTCCATGTTTCTCCGCGTATGGTAGCGATTACTGGAGCACGTCCAGATGTATATAAGGCGCATGTGTTGAAAGGTAACGGAGATAAGCTGGTTATTAAAGATGGGTTTAAAGGCTTTATAGTAAGATTTCAGAACGGTCACGAAGAACTGGTTGCTAGAAGCAGCAAAGAGCGATATCCGGTTAAGACGTTGTTTGCTCCATCGGAGACGCATATGGCACGTCATGGGTTTGAAAACTCGGAAGAAAAGATTGAAAAAAAATTGGAAGAGAATTTGCAAAAGTTTACTCGTAAATTTATTGAAAGTCGAGGGTAAGGTGGATGGTAGCAGAACGATTACAAGAAAGATTATGTGCCGAACTTAGCAAGATAACAAAAAATATTGATTTTGAAGACCAAGACGGCAATCAGAGTGAGTTATCTGTATTTAAGCAATGTTTGCCACGGAAAGAAAATGAGGATGATTCAGACCCATTTCCATTTTGCGTTGTTAAGCTGGGCGAAAATGATGTGAAGTCGGTTTCTGAAAATCAAACGCAAACTGTAGTTTTGTATTTTGGCTTGTATTACGACAAGGCAGATTGCCAATATCAACACACAATGCTGACGATGATGGAAGCAATTAAACGCCGATTTTTGACGAATCCGATATTAGGAGAGTTTACATGTCATCCACAAATGAAAGGGGTATTAGACCCAGAGGATGAGATGACATATCCGAGATATTTCGCAGGAATGACACTTACTTTTGACTTGCCAAATTATGAAAGAGAGGATGAGTTTAGTTGAATAAGGAAGTAAAGGAAACTGCTGTGAAAGCAATAACTAAAAAGACGGTTACGAATACAAAGCGGGAAACTGTGATGTATATTGGACCAACTGTGCGAGGCGTTGTGATTAACGGCACATTATTTAAAGATGGTAAATTACCGGCACTTGTGAAAAAAAGAACAGAAGAAATGCCGGTGCTGCAATCTTTATTTGTGCCTGTATCAAAGTTGGCAGAGGCACAGAGAGAGTTAAAAGATTTAAAGTCAGCTATGGCTATCTGCTACTCTAAGGCAGTGGAGGCGCTGACAGAAAAGGAGGATTAAAAAATGGAAGCAATTAAACATGGTGTTTATGCTGAACGCTTGGCAGCTCAAACAACAAGTACAACAAGTGTAACAAGCGGCATTCCGGTATATGTAGGAACGGCTCCGGTACATATGACGAAAGAGCCTGCTGTTAATACGCCGGTGCTCTGTACATCAAAGGACGATTGTTTGGAGAAAATTGGCTATCAGAGTGATTTTAAAAATTACAGTTTGTGTCAGGCAATGTATATGCATTTTATGCGAGAAGATTTAGAAGATGCGATTGCTCCGGTAATTTTTATCAATGTTTTGGACCCAGCTGTTCACAAGAAAAAAATGGACGACCTTACGGTACCGGTTGCAAATCGTGTAGCCACGATTCCAAACCGCAATGTGATTACAGCGACGATGAAAGTAACAGCGGACGGAGCGGAGTTGGTCAAGAATAAGGATTTTGTTCTTGCTTTTGATTCGGATTTTCCGGTTATAACATTGCTTTTGGCTGGCGCAGCGGCAGAGGCTACGGAGTTAGTTATTACTGGTGATCAGGTGGATCCAAGTATGATAACAGATGATACTATAATTGGTGGTTATGATGCTGAGACTGGGAAAGAAAGTGGGTTGGAAGCAATTCGTAAAATCTATCCTGTGTTAAATGTGGTAGGAGCTACCCTTGCGGTACCGGGATTCAGCCATCATCCAAAAGTGGCGGCTGTTATGCAGGCTAAATGTGAGCATATCAATGGCAATTTTACCATGGATTGCTTGATTGATATGGACACGGAAAAATGCAAAAGATACGATGACATCCAGCGATACAAAGAAGAACTGGGAGTATCGTCAAAACACGCTTATGTGATTTGGCCGATGGCTAAAAAGGATGGAAAGGTGTTATACGGGTCTGCGGTCGCCGCTGCAACCGTGGAGGAGACGGATGCGGCGAACAATGATATGCCAAATGTGTCGCCATCCAATAAGCTGGCACACATTGATGAGGCGTGTCTTGCGGACGGAACAACCGTTTTACTTGATATGCAGCAGGCGAACGCTGTGAATGCGTATGGTGTAGCTACATTTCTCAACATGGACGGATACCGCGTGTGGGGTAACTACTCCGCGGCGTACCCAGAGACGAAAGTGCTGGATGAAAAATATTGGTCAGTCAATCGTTTCTTCACATGGAAAGGCAACACGTTTGTTCTCGATTGTGTCAATCGGATTGATACGATTAATAACATCCGTGCAATTGAAGCGCTGGTCGATGAAGAGAATCTGAAATGCAACAGCTATGTTTCTGCCGGTGTGTGTGCTGGAGCAAGTGTGGAGTTCAGAAGAGAGGACCACTCAACTGATGATATCATGTGCGGAAATATTAAGTTACATATTTCTCTTGCGCCATACTTGCCGATGGAAGCAATCACGGCGTTGATGGATTTTGATTTATCGGCATTAAAAGGCCAGTTTGAAGGAGGTACAGAGTGATGGGAAAATCAAGTTCAGAAGGATTGATACCAGAAGTTATTAACAATTTTAATGTTTATAATGGCGAGGCGAATAAGATTCTTGGTATATCAGAAGAGGTGCAGCTCCCGGAGTTTAACGCTATTACAAGCGAGATTAAAGGCGCAGGAATTTTAGGTGCCTATTCAGCAGCTATCCTTGGGCACTATGAGGACACGGATATTGAAATTCCGTTTAAAGCTATCTCACAGGATATGATGCAGTTTGCACCAGGTAGATATCATACGGTTACTTTTCGCGCAAATATGCAGTCCACGGTGCAGAAGACACGCGAAAAAGCAAACAGAGGAATTAAGATTGTTGTAGGTGGTGTGGTGAAAGGATTTAAGCCAGGCTCGCTTAAAATTGGCGATCAGATGAGTTCAAGCATTACACTCAATGTGACATATTTTAAATATGAGCAGGACGGTTTTGTTATATTTGAACTTGACAAAATTAATCCAAAACTAGTAGTGAATGGTGAGGATTTATTGTCAGATATGCTGAATAATTGTTAGGAGGTACAGAGCGATGGAAGATACAAACAAGAAAGTGGAAGATTCGCAGGAGACGACAATCGTTGGTCCTGTAAATGATGAGAATGTGTTGGTGCTTACAAAGCCGCTTAAGTTCGAGGGTAAAAACTATAAGGAACTTGATTTTACTCCGTTTTTAGCAGCAACATATGAGCATGTAGATACAGCGAGAAGGCAGGCTATTTCTCTCGGAGTTGGCAACGACTACTTCATGGAAAGGTCTTACACGTTCGCTGCCTGCCTTGCGGCAGAGGTATTGGAACTTCCGGTTGAACTTTTCTTAAAGTTATCAATTGGAGACGCAATGCCGTTTAGAAATATGGTATATCGTTTTTTATAAAGTTGCAGGTCGACTTAAAAACAATGAGTGATTTACGAAAGTCGATGCTAATACTCTCAATGAGAACAGGGACATCTTTTGGATATTTACAAGAGATGTCTCTGCTTTCTTTACACGAACTTATGAAAGACTATGTGGAGGTGATGACAGATGGCAGGAGGAAATAGAAAAGAGTACAAAATGTACATTAAAATTGCAGGTGAAATTGATAAGTCGCTGCCTGAATCGGCGCGATTGTCAAAAGCAGAATTGCGTGCGATTGCAAGAGAGGCATCTGCTGCATCTGCCGCTACTTCCACAAGTTTTCGCAAAGGACTTCAGGAATCGAAGTCTGTCTTTGACGAAACAAAGCCGATGTTTGATAAGTTTAGTAATGCGGCTAAAAAGGCAACTAAAGTAACAGCTGCAGCGGTTACTGCGGCATCTGTTGCACTCGGTACTTTTTCGGTAAAAACAGGCATGGCATACGAAAGTCAGATGTCTACTGTGCGTGCGTTGTCGCAAGCAAGTGATGCCGATATGCTACAGCTTGATAAAACAGCCCAGCACTTAGGAGCTACAACTGTATGGACGGCGAAAGAATCCGGGCAAGCGATGGAGTATATGGCAATGGCCGGATGGAATGCGAAACAGATGGTGGATGCTGTTCCGGCAACGATGGATTTGGCTTCGGCATCCGGAGAGGATTTGGCTGAAGTATCTGATATTGTCACAGATTCTATGACAGCATTTAATATGAAAGCAAAAGAAGCCAGTCATTTTACGGACGTATTGGCTGCGGCTGCAACCAGTTCAAACACAAATGTTGGTAAGTTAGGTGAATCTTTTAAATACGCTGCACCTTTGGCTGGATCTCTGGGATATTCTATTGAGGACACATCGTTGGCTTTGGGGCTAATGGCTAACTCTGGTATCAAAGCCAGTCAGGCCGGAACATCGATGCGCTCATGGTTGACAAGAATGGCAAAGCCAACGGATGAATCAGCTGCGGCCATGAAAAAGTTGGGATTGAGTCTAAAAGATTCCCATGGGAAAATGAAGCCGTTGCGAACAGTGATTAAAGAGACAAGAAGCGCTTTTTCAGGTCTGTCGAAATCACAAAAAGCACAGTATGCAGCAATGCTTGCTGGCAAGACAGGTATGAGTGGATTACTTGCTGTAGTACAGTCCGCAGATGGTGATTTTTCGAAATTGTCCGATGCGATTGATAATTGTAACGGTGCTGCCAAAAAGATGGCAGATACAAAATTGGATAATTTAGAGGGTGATGTTACACTCTTTAAATCTGCTATGGATGGAGCAGGGCTGGAAATTTATGATGAAATCAAGGAGCCATTGCGCGATGTAGTCCAAGAGGGAACAAAGTGGGTGACCAATTTTGCAAAGGAATTTAAAGAGAACTTTCCGACAATTAAGAGATATGTGAGCGATGCGGGTGAAGCTATCGCTCAATTTGCCACCCCTTTACTCCAAGTAGGAGGTTGGTTAGTATCTCATCCAGACGCTATTGTTGGGACAATCACGGGAATTGGAACGGCATTAATCACTTATAAGGTGGCTAGTGGTGTAACAAACTTGGCAACAAGTTTGAGCTCTCTTTCATCAAGTGGACTTGGTATATTGGGAATCACAGGAGCAATAGGTGTTGTTACGGGAATTGCTGGGGCAATCAACGAGGCAAATAGTATCGCAAAAGATGCAAGCCTCGATGAGCATTTTGGCAATATTGTCCTAAGCATGGACGATATTAAAACGGTATCAAAAGAAATTGTCGGTGCCAAGAAATTGGAGCGTGTAAGCGAACTGCTAAGTTCTATGTCAAAGACAAAAGGATTTGCAGACGAATTAAAAGAGGCTAATAGTGCAATTAAAAAAATGCATTGGAAGACATCTATTGGCTTGGAGTTTTCGGATTCAGATAAAGCAGATTATGAAACAAATGTAAAACAATATGTTGATTCTGCGCAAAAATTGATTGAACAGAATGGATATGAGGTTAATATTGCTACCTCGTTGTTGTTTGATGATTCTCCAGAAAAAACGCAGCTTTTGAAAAATGATAATTATTTTTATAAAGAGCTAGATGGCGAAGTAAGCAAATTGTCAGACAAGATTAATTCCAAGTTGCAGAAAGGTATTAAAAAGGGTTTTTCGCCTGATTTACAAAATGAAATAGATGGTCTCTTAAATCAGATGTCGGAAATCACGAACGCTTTTACAAAGGCAGATACAGAATCTAGTTGGAAGATTCTCGAAACTGAATGGAGCGGAAAAGCACTAACGGCGGATTCTTTTAAAAATTTAAAGAGTGAAATACAAAATAATATTAAAGAATTAGAAGATGGTGCAAAAGACGCTAGAGATACGGGTATTACCAATGCTGGAAGAAAAAAAGAACTTGGGTATATCGACCAGAAAGAATATGAGGCAGAAGTAAAGAAATACAAAGGTGCTTATGATAAAACTACTTCGGAGGCAAAAAATAGGGGGATTAAATTTCTCCTGAACTCAACCTTGGATACATATGGTGAAGATTTTCTTGATGGAAAGTTATCGGATGCGGATAAAGGTGCAATGGGAGATATGCTTTCGGATATTCAAAAAATGAAACCGGATTATACTACTTCAGAATCTATTACAAGCATTCAAACCGCATTGAGTCAAAATGCTCTGACAGATTTTGATAATTGGCTTACTAAAACGTTTTCTAAAGATGAAACCGGATTATATGGGCGTGCAGATAAGGAGGCTAATACATATGTGCAGGACTACTTTGGGAAAAAAGAAGGTGCTGGAACTGGTAAAAAAAATAGTCAAAGCAAGGGTACGGATTTTAGTCTTTATCCACAGTTTGACCTTAATAAAGTAAGCCAAAGTACAAATGAGGTAACGTCTAAAATCAAAGGTGATTTTAAAACACAGCTTCAAGAAGGGGTTAGTGCTGATATACCGATTAAAGCTACTGGTCATCTTTCGCAGCCAATAGAATTTTTGTACAAAGATGGAGGCGGTACCAGCCAAAGCAAAGGTAAGGTTAAGAAGCATGCTAAAGGTGGTATTTTTTCATCGCCGCATATTGGTATGATTGCCGAGGCTGGATATAGTGAATCAATCATACCCCTGGACGGTTCAAAAAATGCTTATAATTTGCTGGGTCAGACAGCTCAACTCATGGGTGTCGAACCGGGGCTTTCGGCTCTTGCCAATCAAGTTATTGTCCTGAATTCAGGAACAACTGGGAATCCAGCGGTACAAGAAAAGCAGTCGACGCAGCAGCCGGTACAAATTAATTTTGCACCAGTAATAAACCTGTCAGGTGATACAGACAAGAAAGAAATTCAGAACGTACTTAGTGATGAGTACGAAAAGTTTAAGCGCTTTATGAAACGTTACAACAAGGACGGCGGCAGAGTAGAATTTTAGGAGGCAGTAAATGTTTTACGAAACAGAAATTGGTGATACATGGGATATGATTGCTGAAAAAGTATATGGTGATGCTAAAAAAGCAGATTTTCTCATTGAAAACAACCCGCTTTTGGTAGCAGTAGCAATATTCCCACAGGGAATGTATGTATATGTTCCCGAATTGCCTGATGAGGACGATGGTGGCGAGATGCCAGACTGGAGGTTATGATGGAAAATTCGAGAAAAGCAATTGTGTCAATTGGGTGTAGTTCGCAAAAAATAAAAAAATCAATCAAAGATTGTTTAGAGGGATTTTCTTACGACGATGTGGCAAGTGGCTCATCGGATAGTATCTCGATTACCCTCAATAACAGTGATTTACGATTCATTCGAGACCAAATGCCGAAAAAGGGCGATAAGCTAACACCAATAATTTCTTTATACAACTGGACTTCAAATGGAATTACAAAACGTATCCATGCCGGGCGTATGATTCTTGACGATTTGTCATTTGACGGAGCGCCTCACACATGTACGATTGGTGCTGTTAGCATGCCGGCGAAAGGTGAATTTAAGGATGGTAAACCTACTCATACATATAAAAGTGCATCGATTGAGGAGATTGCACGAAAAATAGCGAAACGTGCAGGTATTGCCCTACATTATTCCGCACCGCATATTGTAGTAAAGAATGTTGAGCAGAGCAAGACGTCTGACTCTGAATTTTTGCTATCATTATGCAATGAGTATGGCCTAGGAATTAAGATATACAATGGGAAAATCGTTATATTTAACGAAGAGACGTATGAAAATAAGAGACCAGTTGCCAATGTCATTTTACTAAAGGGAAATGTGGCATCTTATAGTTGGAATACGACGTTGCAGAAAACATACACAGGAGCAAAGGTGTCTTACACGGATGCCAAAACGAATAAAAAGCATCAGATTAAGATTGGCAAAGCAGGGAGGATGCTTAATGTCGATGTGACAGCGTATTCAAAAAGAGACGCACAATTAAAAGCAAAAGCTCTTTTGGCCGCAGAGAACAAAAAAAGAGTGACGATGACAGTTGATATAATGCCGAATCCAAAGATTATTGCGACAGCTACTGTGCAGTTAAAAAAAGCTGGGAAACTCTCAGGAAAATATTATGTGGATAAAGTAACTCACAAAGTTAGCAAAAGTGGAGGGTATGCGATGTCATTAGAATTACACAAGGTTTATAAAAGAACATGTCGTTAGGAGGCTATCATGATTAAAATAGGATTTGTGTCCGCGATAAGCTCAGATGGATTAGTGTCTGTATCGTATCCGGACGAAGATGATGCAACAACGGATTTCATGCCATTTCTCGAAGGAAATCCGTTGGAGGTAGATGATTTTGTAGCGGTGGCTTATACGTCATCGGCGCAAAGCGTGTGCCTTGGGAAAATTATAGGCAGGTGATATTATGGCTAAAAAAAAGAAGAAAACGGTTAAAGTTTCAAGGAAAAAGGGCAAGGTCAAAGTCATAAAAGGAAAAAATGTGCTTTGGAAAAAAGCCTCTTTCACCTCCTCAAAGAAAAAGGTGAGTCAGCCCGGAAAAGTAATATCATCCTTTGGAGGGATTCGGTTTTTTGTAACAAAAAACAAGGCATTAATCCTTGATAATTTAAAGCAAGAGGTGTCCGGACGATGGTCCGAACATGAGATTATCGGGAAAAAACCAAAATCAGAGTTTACAGGAGCGGATTTACGCTCCTTTTCTTTTGAAATTATGGTTGATATTAACTTGGGTTATAAGCCGCACAGCATTCTAAAAAAAATACATCGGTTAGTCGAAAAAGGTAAAGTTGATACGTTGATGATTGGGACGCACAAAATCGGAAGCAAATGGAAAATGACCAATGCGTCCGATTCGTTTGATGTTGTATATTCCGGCGGTGAGTTAGCAAAGGCATCCATATCCGTCACGTTAAAAGAATACTAGAAAGCAGGTGGTAACATTGCAATTTGGAACAGCTAAAATGACATTCGAAGATGATGTGGGTGAGCAGGAACGGTATGAGCAGTCTATCGGGATGCTGTTATCATCTGTCGAGGGAAGTTTTCCGTGCAATCGAAAATTTGGCATTCGACCCGACATTATTGACCAACCGATACCGATTGCCAAAATGGAGTATGTGCAAGATGTTTCTGAAAAAATGGAAATGTTTTTTCCGGAATTGCTGGTGGATGATATTAGTTTTGAGCAATCCACAGAAGATGTGCTTTGTCCTCACATTTTTATTGCTGTCAATGAGGATTTTGAAATGGATGAAGACGACGATTTTGATGAAGACGAGGTTGGAGAGGAGGATGAATATGAGCGTTTTTGACAATTACCCGGAAGTGTCATTTATTAATAATGCAACATTGGAAGGTACGTTAAAAAACTGTAAAGAGTGGTACGAAAAACGCCATGAAGAGCTTACAGGAGAACCGGTTGAACTGGCAGATACTGACCAAATAAAACTTATTCTTGATACGATGGCATATATGCATTGGCAGAGGTTATGCTATATCGACCAGGTTGGAAAAATGAATCTGCTTAAATACGCTACAGGAGCATTTCTTGATAACTTGGCTGCGAACGTGTCACAACCACCACGAGATGCTGGGAAAAAGGCTCATGTAACCATGCGTATTGTGTTGTCTAAAAAAATGGAAGTTGATTATACGATTCCGGCGGGTACCATTTTTTCTGCGGATGATGATGTTTTTTTTGAGTCAGAACGCGATGTGATCATATCTGCTGGCGCGCAAACGGGAGATGTTCTGTGCTTTTGCACAGAGCCGGGAACAGACGGAAATGGATATAAAGAAAGAGACATATCCGAAATCGTAACTCCTTTGACCTACGTGCAGGAGGTTTATAACCTCACAGAATCTTCAGGAGGCGAAGATGAGGAAAGTGATGAAGCATATGCGGAAAGTGTGTATTTGGCTGCGTCAAAACCAAACACAACGGGAAATGAAGATGGATATGAATATGTTATCCGTCAGGTCAGCTCGCAGATTGGTGATATACAGATTCAGACACCAACGCCGTTGCATGTTGATATTGTTTTTTTGATGGAAGATGGTGAATGTCCATCAGACGAATTAGTAGCGGCTGTTGCCTCTGCAGTGAAGAATCCGGCAAAGAAATCGCTGAATGATTATATAACAGTTAACAAACCCAAGACAGTAGATTATGAAATTGATGTTAATTATTATATCAATGAATCAGATCGTTCCAAAGTGTCTGAAATTCAAAAAGCAGTGACAGAGGCAGTCGATGCTTATACGAAGTGGCAGTCAGAAAAGATTGGACGTGACATATCACCTGACCGTTTGATGTATTATATTATGGCTACGGGAGTTAAGCGTGTTGTAATAATGTCACCAAGTGCAACAGTGATTGAATCTGGTCAAGTTGCAAAATGTGGTAATAAATCTGTTCAGTATGGAGGAATCGAAGATGATTAATTATGACAACTTTGAACATGGATACAAAGGTATCATGGATGTACAGTTGACAGATTTATATCCGATTGATTCAATCGAAGTTCAATGCTTATCTTATGTTGATAAAATGCTGACAGCAGAATATCGCAAATTCACTGAAAGAATAGTGATAGCGTCAAATGTTGATAATTTGCCTGAATCCATATTGGATTATCTCGCTATACAATATCGCATTCCATATTATGATAGTACTTTCGACATTGAAAAAAAGCGAGCACTTGTTACTGAGGGGTATCAATGGTCGATGACGGCTGGTACGACGGATTGCATCCAGCACTTAATAAACGCAATTTTTGGTAATGGAAAAGTGATTGAATGGTATGAGGATGGCGCTATGCAGGAAGGTGAGTTTGACATTGAGATTAACGAGAAAGACATAACAGAAGACATTGTTAAGGATTTTGCAAGAATACTTAAAAAAGCAAAAAACGCACATAGCAAGTTGCGAAACGTGGTGAATTCACATAACATGGAGCACACTGTTTATGTGCTGAACCAGTTGTTTGTGCATGATGACATTATCTTATCATAGAGGAGGTGGAAAATTTGGGTTACTATTCAAAACAAATATTTACCGCAAAAGGCAGCGAAGCAATTGCAAAAGCTTCATCCGGGCAGAGTGTGCTTACCTTTACATCGATTAAAACGGGAACTGGACAATACTCGGCAATTGAAATTAGTCAGTTAGCAGAGGCAACAGGATTAAAGGTGTTAAAGCAGTCTTTTCCTATTACATCAATTAACACGATGGAAAGTACAATTCAGATTCAAAGTGTGATTTCAAACGAAGGTGTCACCGAATCATATGCGATACGTGAGATAGGCTTATTTGCAAAAGAAGATGATGGTGAAGAATTTATGATATCCATATCTCTTAATTCAGATAATCCGGCGGTTGTTCCTGTGTTTGAGAATGTGCCTATAGAAATGCAGATTGGCGATTTTTTAACTGTATCGAACGCTGAAAATTTCAGAGTGCAATATGAAAGTGCATCTTATGTTACTGTGAAAGAACTTAGACGTGTTATTAATGCTTTGCCGGTAGTGAACTACGATGAGAAAAGTGAATCGATTGCAATATCTTCAGGTTCTATTGCAGGAACAGGGACTATATTGGATAAAGAAACGTTGACAGAGACAGTAAAAGAAGTCATGCTTGAGATTTCGGCACAAGAAGTGAATCAGGTTTTTGAGAAGGAGGAGACGGAATGAGTCAACCAATAAGAACATCTGGAATTGGTACGTTGGAGGCATTGGCAAGAGAATTATCAGAACGATATCAGAAAAAAGCGGATATGCCAAATTATACGATTAAAAAAGAAACAACTGCAACGAATGGATATGCAGCCACTTATCGTCTATACAAAGATGATAGTGCTGTTGGCGAAGAGATTAATATACCGAAGGATTATTTGGTAAAATCAGCGGTTGTTAAGGTTTGTTCTGTTTCTAATCAACCGGTCATTGGATATGCAGTTGGTGATAAGTATGTTGACTTTGTTATAAATGCGAGAGATTCTGATGGCAATGAATCGCATATTTATCTTAAAGTATCAGAACTAGTTACTGCGTACAAACCAGGTAATGGCATAAATCTGTCTTCGGCTAATGTGTTTTCGCTTAATATCTCTACTACACAAGGTAATGGGTTGAGTGTATCAGAAAGTGGATTGCAACTTGCAGTGGCTACAGAAACATCTGCAGGTGCGATGTCTGCGGATGATAAAAAGAAAGTGAATCAAGCCTTGACATCATCAGATTTTCAAGAAATCACTGCTGATGAAGTTAAGGCATTGTTTTCATAAAGGAGGCAGTGCTTAAATGAAAATATTTGGCACAGTTGGACTAGAAGAGTTGGCAAGAGATGTTCTTTTATTGATTAGTGAGCTTGCATCTACCACAAATGATGCAATTCAAGAGTTGGATGAAAAGATTACTTCATCTGATGGAGTAGACGTTTCTTATGATTCTCAAAATGAAAAGATTATTTTCAAGAAGAAAGGAGAGGCTTAATTTTGGATGTAAGTAGAATTGAATTGGAAGGTATTCTATATGACATTAAGGATGCGAAAGCAAGGGAGATGCTTACTCAGCAGGAATTAGCGACAAACACGGACGCAAATTCCGTGGTGGATACGGGGATGTATTATTTTAATTACAAAAAAACATACTCAAATATACCGGCAAGTAATGGATGGTTGATAGTAAGTAAGGTTGCTGACACAATTGTTAAGCAACTTTTTTTACGGCATGGAACGGCTAATACGAATGATTATCAAATCTATGTTCGTACTAAAATTGGTTCTGTATGGAGTGATTGGACACGCATGATAACGACTAAAGACATAGCTTCAACATCTGCATATGGAGTAGCCAAATTATTATCAAGTGTCTCAAGTACATCTGCAGTATTAGCAGCTACGCCGAGTGCTGTCAAAATGGCGTATGATAAGGCTATATCAGCTTTTTCCGGCAAGGGACTGCCATATGCCATTTTTGATATAAAGGATGATGTATCGTTAACTGCATGGAGTGAGGCGGCACTGCAACTAGTGTTGCAAAAAAGTGATGCTGGTGATCGTATAAGCAGTTTTACACATGGTGGAAGTAATTTTATCTACTGTCCACTTTCAGGTATTGTAGATATTGACATGAATGCTTTAGTAACAGCAGGAACGAATGGGTATTATTATGCCCGATGCTATAAATATAACACTAGTGGTGATGATGAACTGCTGGATTTTACGGGATTAGGTGGATATACGCAAGCAGGGTGTCAGGGAAGTGGTCATATGAAAGCACATGTAACAGCTGGTACATACATTTATATAAATGTAGCAGCTTCTTCCACAGCAAAAGTTCAAGCAGCAAACAGTCATATTCGTTTGCAATATACAATGATTGATTAAATATAGGAGGCAATACAATGAAAAAAATAAAAGAAGTAAGAAATGACACTCTTAATGCATCTATTATGATGCAGGATTATGTAGTAGTGGATGGCGTGGAATATTATGGTGATTCAGTTGAAGTGGCTGAGTATCATAATAGTTTGGAAGACAGAGAGCGTCTTGCCAAAGAACAACCGGAGCAGATTGTAACCGGAATACTTGCTGTATGGGGTGATACTCCGCTTGTTGTCGAGCCTGAATTGGAGAAAGAAGGGGAGGATAACGATGGCAATTGTTAATTTTATTCTGGCAAATTGGTTGGAGTGGCTTTATGCACTTGTCATATTCTTTTTATCCTTACTGTATGGAAATGTTACTAGGCACTTGAAGAACGAGCGTGCCAAAAATGAAGCCATTGCAGAGGGCGTTCAGAGCCTTTTGAGAGAAAATATTGTTGGCAACTACAACAAGTACCAGGACCGGAAGCACTGTCCGATTTATGCGAAAGAATCGCTTCGAAAAGCGTATAAAGCGTATCATAACTTGGGTGGAAACGATGTAGCAACAAAGTTATACACAACTCTTTTGGCCATGCCAGAAGAGGTAGAAGAACAGGAGGAAAAATAATCATGGTAAGGAAACTGAAGAATTATGTAGTTAAAAAATATCGTGAAAACGAATGGTTGCAGCGCGCCACGCGCACATTTGCACAGGCAGCGGTTGGAACGATAACGACCGGTCTTTGTAGCGGAAATTTTGAATTGTCTGAATGGCGCACATGGATAGTGTCCATTGGAGGAGCAGCTATAGCTGCAGGGATTTCTGCTGTCATGAATATGGTAAAGGAAGGTAGATAGTATGAATATTAATAAAAAGTTAGCAAAGTCAATTAGTTATGGAGGGGTGCGAGATTTAAAAAGCATAAAGTACATCGTTTTACATTTTACAGGCAACAAAGGCGATACAGCCAAGAACAATGCATTGTTTTATGCCACAGGAAATACGCGAGAAGCTGGAGCACATTTTTTTGTGGACAAGAAAGGGGAGGTATGGCAATCAATACCGATGGAACGTATTGCTTGGGCTGTTGGTCATTTCTACACTGCTAAAAAAGGAGCCGCCTCCTATTATAAAATGTGTACAAATGCAAACAGCGTATCTATTGAGATGTGCGATTGCTTAAAAAATGTAGGTTGGGACCAGATGCTTGCAGTTCGAGAACTTGTGCAGTATATCCAAAAGAAATGTCCAAATGCGAAAACAATCATTCGTCATTGGGATGTGAATGGCAAAGAATGTCCTAAGCCAATGATTGGAAGCAATAATAAAAAGTGGAAGCACCTGCACAGTAAAATCGTAAATAACTATCAGTACAAAGCGAAAGTTGTAATTACGGCAGCTATCCGGTCATCAAAAGGCGTAAAAAAAGATAACAAGATTGGAAGTGTTAAACCGGGAGAAGTTTTAAAGATTTCCAAAGTTGTCGGAGCTTGGGGAAGGCTGCTGAACAAAAAAGATGGAAAGTGGCAGTGGGTTAGCCTGAAAAAAGTTAAGGAAATTTAAAAAGCCGGCACTGTAGGGTGACTTACAGTGCCGGTTTTTTGTTAATATGTCCATATTTCACTACTTGTTGTGTTGAAGGTTTTGTTGTACAATACAAATAAAGGGGGAATTAACAATGGATAAAAAAGATGAAAAAAAAGGGAAGAAATGTTTCATTATTACACCTATAGGAAATGAAAATACAGATGTATTTAGAAAGGCTAAAGGTGTTATTGAAAGTGCAATCAAACCTATATTAATGAAATATGGGTTTGATGATATCAAGCCTGCATATGAAATAAATTTGTCGGGAATGATAACCACACAGATTATCAATCGAATAATAGAAGATGATTTGGTAATAGTAAATCTGACAGGAAATAATCCAAATGTAATGTATGAGTTATGTTTACGACATGTAGTTGCAAAACCAATAATACATATTTGCGAAAAGGGGACCAGTTTGCCTTTTGATATCAAAGATAGTAGAACAATTTTTTATGAAAATGATATGATGGGCGTTGAAGAGTTAAAAGGTATGCTGTGTTCGTTTTTGGATAACATTTCATATACAGACGATTATATCGACAATCCTATTTATGTGGCAAAAAAATATAACCACTTATTAAAAGAAACTCAAGGAACAGAGGAAAATGAGATGTTTACAATGCTAATTAACATTTCCAACGAAATATCTGAATTGAAGAATTCAAGAAAAGAAGAAATGAATTCTTCAAAGAGATGGGAATATGAACAGATAATGCCACCAGACATTTTCAATGCATTTATTTCGAGTGTTCATATACCTAGCGCTTTGGATTATTTGAGTAGCGTACAAGAAAAAGTCAAGATTAGAGAAGCTGCTAGTGTGCTTGGAGTGCCGGTTCAAGTATTAATGATTATAGCAGAAATTGTTGGAGTTAATGTTAAGGCATCTAACATGACTATTACTAAAAGACAGTTAGAACGAATTATAGCGTATATAATGGGAAAAAAATGATGAAATATAGTGTTTATTTAATGTGTGAAATCTATATCAAGGAATGAAAAACGAATTATTGAAGAAGAGAAGTTGCTTGGGATAAAAGTAGCTTCTCTTTCCTATTAAATATTTTTAAAATTAAATTATATACCTTACAGAATACGCTTAACCAGTTTGGACAGCTGACATTTTTTCCATCACAGTACTGAGTAAGAATTGGCTGCTCTACATTTGGTCTTGAAAGATATTCGCTGAAAATTTCATCCACAATAGCGGATATACTTTCAAAAATATTGCGCCCCGGAACAAATTTGTGGTCGTAGGCGGTGGAGGAAGTGATTGTGAAATCTTTTCCCTTATTTCGATACCATTCGGTGTAAACACGGTTTAAGGTAAATGACTGGATAGCAAGGATATTGGCGCGGATGGTTGCTTCCGGCCAGGTGGAATAAATTTCACTGCTTGCAACATTTTTGATGTAGTCACGATACCGGACATAATAATCTTTGGCACGGGTGTCTGATGGGGGGCCATCATGAACAACAACATACTCCGGGATGACAACACGGCTTAATACAATTTCTCCGGTTCCTTCCACCGTTTTGATTTCACTTTCCGGTATTTTTGGCGGGTAATCGCCCCATAGTGTATGGTCGGGAATGACAAAAAGTTCCGCACTGTCGGTTTCGCCTGTGGCAAGAGGAAGCAGAGAAGCGTTCTGAATGGCTGTCTCACCGGAAAAAATTTCTGCTCCATTAATTTCGACCGATTCAAAACCGGAAGCGGAGATTGTGATGGTGTATTCCGAATACGGTTTGTTTGCAGAAGGGGTCATGCTGTAATCCACCGGCGGTGCGGCAAGTTCAATGTCATTTAACTGTCCCACGTTATTGGTGACAGCTTCCTCTATAATGTTTTCCGGTTCGTTTTCTGAGGTAATCTGCACGGTGGCATCAGGAATCGGAAAGCCTGAGTTATCCGACACAACGTGTATATTTAATTTGCCATAATCCATAAAAAATCCTCGTTAGACATAGATTAGTATATTTTATGAACAATATGTGAAAAGTTTCATTTGTTATTGACATTGGCACAAAAATCTGGTATAAACATTAAGATGCTAACAGTTTGCATGCTAATGATTAAATGACTATTGATTAGATATAGAATGATTTGGAGGTGAAAAACTTTGCAGGAACAGAAAAAAAAGAAGATTCGTTCCCGTGATATTACGCACCGCATGATTGTGATGAATCAGATGCATCGCAGGATGCTGGAGTGTAATCTGGAAGGAACCGGGATTCACAGAGCACAACATCGTCTTCTGATGACGCTTGCGAAACATTCATTTGCATCGCAGGTAGAACTTGCTAAATTTTTGGAAATTTCGCCGGCGACAGTTGCCGTTGCACTGAAGGCGCTGAAAAAGTCCGAATACATTACACAAAAGATGCGTGAAGAAGATAACCGCCGCAATTTTGTGGAATTGACGGAAAAGGGGCGGAAATTGGTAGAAGAAAGCTGTGACTTTTTTGATATGTTAGATGAACAAATGTATGTGGGATTCTCGGGAAGCGAAAAAGAACAGTTATGTGATTACTTTGACCGTATTTACGAAAATATGGAACGATTAAAAAATGCAGCGATGGAGGGACAAAATGAAACAGTATAA